CTAACCATTTTATTTTTTGTAATCAATATATTAATGGGTATAAAAAAAAATAAAAAGAATTTATTATGTGTCTTTTTGATAAAACTGAAAAAACAGAAAATATGTATTTATTTATTTTTTTATTTTATTATCGCCGGCGATCGGTACCCTCTATAACTTTACTCCAAAATGAGCCACCGCGTGGTGTGGGATTGGCGCGCTCTAGAAAGCTTCGGAATGATCCTCCTTTCTTAAGATTGTGCGCCTTTTCCAATCCGGATTGATGCTGGCGTATTGACACTATCTTTCCCTTATCATTTACCATCAAATGTTCCTTGCGAAGTCCGCCGGCTGTATGCTCGGCCTCTCCATAGTAGACAGCTTCCTTATCTCCAACTTTACGCATTGTTATTTTTGGTTATATATATTCATAAAAAAAGTTTTTATATTCGTAAATATTTTTTTACTATCTATCCTTCAGTAATAACCCCTGGATGCAGCACGTTTAGCTGCGGCTTTGTGTATCTTTCCCGCGCCGGCAAGACTTGAAACCATTGATAGTGGAGCTGCCAATTCTGGTGCTACTGCCGAAACAATGGGGGTGGCAACTGACAGAACTGAGCGGCCAATATTCTTAAGCGTATCCCAGAAGCTACCTCCAAGGAGTGTAGTTTCGGTTTGACGGTGCATAATCGCGTGATACTGGCTGCGGGAAGAATTCTTAGCATTCTTAACATCAGAAGGTTGCATTCCACCAACGCGCCATTCGCTCGATCCGTTGGGTGAATTAATAAGGTAACCATCCGTAATCAGGAGCAAATTAATTTGTACACCACCAGCGATAGCTTGGTTAGCTGTATCACCAGAACCGAACAAATTATTCGCGGCACCCAAATTAAATTGGAGCTGTGTTTGAATATCAACTCCGGGGGCAATACCAGGTGGTAGAGATAAATTAGCAAAGTCAATTACAAGGGGGCAACCGTTATTTGTGGCGTAAAAGTTTGGAGGTGAAGGGCCATCACCGGGAACTTGTCCAGTAATTGGCAAACCCATGAATTGAGCCTGTGTGGCATTAAGGCCGGCGGCAACACTCATTTCATATAGCTGTTCGACTGTGGAACCTGCCAAAAGTGAAGACTTATCATAACAATTTACCGAGCATGACGTAATCGGATACATTCGATCTGGACGAGTGCATGACTGAAGATCGGAAAGTGAATATGAGTTGACGTCGGAAATCCAAATAATAGCAAGTCGGGGGCAGCGTGGAAGTGTAATTGTATTGGTTGTAAGATTTGTAATTGACGTCATATTATAGTTACTATATTTAGCTGGAACTGCTGGAGGACCAACAACAGCGGGTGTGTATACAGCATCAGTTGGAGCATTAACCACTGAATTTACAGTATTTGTGTAAAGTTGAATATTTGGGCAGTTATAGATTTGCTCATACATCGGGGTTGTCATTGAATCGTCGTGAATGGAAACATAATTAAGAAGGAGTGTCTGATCGGCAAATGTTATGTTAAAATCAGTAATAGTTGCGGTGCCTCCTTTTACAAGACCGACGGAAAACATCTTCCACAGAGTCGCCCAATTGATAGTGATGTTAAGTTGGGAAACATTGTACAGCGCCTCCACTTGGTTTGAATCAGCGCTAAATGGGGCAAGCAAAATAGGCTCAGTGATAGTAAAATTAACAAATGCAGTGTTTATTCCGGTAGTCTCAGCTGGTGTAGTGAAATAAATTCCTGTGATTTGATCAGTACGAGGACGTGCTACAGTACCATTGGGAATGTCAGTGCTTGATTCGAAGGGGGATGCTACACTATCGATAATATCTGCATAGTTATTGACGATATCTGGAGCCGTTGCAGTTCCAGACTGGAATGTAGTTTGGTTGATTACAGGGTTACAAACTTTAGAAAATGCGGGGATGAATGAATTTTGCTGAGAGTAAGCAATGTTGGCATTGTTAATTTGCATATTGCACGATGACATACATGTTGCAAGAGGCCATGGGCGGAGAGCAAATCTACAATTGGCGGCAGACAAATTAGTACCAGTAAAAATAGCTTGACCTTGAATACGTTGACGAACATAACGGCCGAGACCAGTTTTTGTCGATGGCGGGTTTATTTGATAAATCGTACTAGTAATACTAGATTGATTAGTCGCTGGAAAATTTTGATATGTACTGGAGCTCGGGCCATCGTTAACTACGCGAATAAGGCTCGAATCTTTAAGATCTATGCGAGGATCTCTAGCGGCGATGTGAAAATCACTAGGCATTTTTATTTTTACTGCAAGGTATATATTACTAAAAAAATAAAATATTCTAAAAAAATAAGAAAATATATCTCAAATCTTTTTTTCATAATAAATCTAACAAATCTTTCAGCAATATAATATAGCACTGCGCCATAATGTACGTCGCCCTGCTAACTAAATTAACTGGAGAAAATCATAAATATGAAGTTCGCATTTTTAGGCAAGAAGGAGAAAGATTGATTCCACTGTCAAATGTCAAATTCGGCGCGGCTGGTTATGGTGATTATACATTGGGAACGTCGGATATGCAGAAAAGAAGTTATATTGCCAGGCATAAAAATAATGAAGACTGGACAAAAACCGGATACTTTAAAGCTGGTTTCTGGTCGCGGTGGATATTATGGAATAAAAGGACAATACATGAATCTATAGATGATATAGAAAAACGGTTTAGTAACCTTAAAGTTTTCCTCGTGCAATAAAAAATTAAGAACACAAGCCCCTCATTTTTTTCATAATAAATCCGGCAAATCTTTTTACTATTCCTTTAGTGCATCTCCCCGCAACTTCACCTATTTCTGATGCTTGCCGGTCAATTTCTATTGATGACCGCGAATGTTTGACAATAATTTCCTCTGGTATTTTTTCCATTAATTACCAAAAAAATTTAATAAGTATATATATATACATTAATAAAAAATGTCTCTGCGCAAATTATTTTCGAATGGTGTGGTATCATCAATACCAGCAGTGAGTAGTGCTGATCCCGGCCAAGTTTTAACTGTAAATGAGGACCATGAGCTCGAATGGATAGCCCCGGGCGCCGGACCGGGAGGCCCAATTCAGGGTGTAAACGGCACAACAGGTCAGATTATTTCAGAACTAGATGATACATCCGGGGTTGTTACTCTTTCTTTTCCGCCAAATATCTTAACAACTGCACTTACTCTTGCACACGACACAGCCACCGCGACAAGCGGATATACTCTCCCAGCGTCAACTGAAGACATCGCGGGAAATCAATTAGCGAGTGGAAGTCAGTATGTTATGCAATTTGCCGCCCCGACTGCCGATACTCCAGGATTAATGACATTCGCCCTTGCCGGAGCTGGCGCCGCTGGTGTAACATCAATTGCTCCGGCTAATGGAATAACTGCAATCCCCACTACTGGCGAGGTTTCACTTGGTCTTGGTAATATTACTCCACTAAGTGTTACTTCGGCAAATATTAATGCAACTACAAATCTTACAGTTGGTACTGGAGATGGTAAATATATACTACCAACTACTGCTGATACACTTGCAAGTGGAAACTATGTAATGGCACTAACTGCTGCTGTTCCGGGAACATCACCTGCAACATTAGCATTTACCCCACAAACTGCCGCTGGAGGTGGAACCGTAACTAGTGTATCGGCTGGATATGGCCTTAATATTTCTGCCGGCACTTCTAATATTAATCCAACACTAGCCCTTAATACCACAATAAATGGATTGGCAAGCATTGGTACCGATGCCATTACCGCTGCGGGTGCTACTCTAGCTAATGTGACTGCTACAGAATCGGTCACAATTGGAGAAGGAACAAATGCATATAAACTACCAGTACAAACTGCAGCTCTTGCTAATAATGCGCAATATGTGATGAAATATACAGCGGCTGGTAATCAAATGGCATTTGAAGTTGCCCCAGTAAATAATCCCGGTGTACAATCTGTAGCAAGTAAAGTTGATGGATCAGTAGGAAGTGGTATTGTTGTTGATAATACTGATGCAACAAACCCAGTACTAGAACTTGGTAATATTGTTCCAGTATCGGTTAATGTTAAAGGTGAATACATATTGCCAACTTCAATGACAGGAGCTTCTGCTGGATATGCAATGATACTGCCAACTCCATTACCGACTGACGGAACAGTTGCTACTATGACATGGGGACCCGTTGGCGGCGGCACTGGCGGCTCTGGTACTGTAGAAAACATTATTGCAGGAGCTAATATTTCAGTTACCGGAGCAACTCCCACAGTTAATCCAACAATTGCAGTTAGTTCAGTTATGACAGGAATAACAAGTATTTCGGCCGGCGAATTTACAACAACTCCCGCGACTGCAACTAATAAAACCTTTATAAATGTTAATAATGCTCTTGTGGTAAAATCGGGTTCAGCTACTACACAGGGCACCAGCTTAACATTTAGTGATACCGACAGTGCCAGCGGATTTAAATGTGTTAATAATGCTAAGGGATTTCAGGTTATAACAAATATTGAGGGAACTGTCCCACCAAGTATTACACCAATACAAGTTGGTTATATTCTACCCACTGCACAACCAACAGCTACTGGCCAGGTTTTAGCTGTTCAAACATTGCAAGTGGAACCAACAGCTGGAGACCCTAACCCCACTTTTACAACTACCGAATGGACAAATTCTGTTGCTTCGGTTGAAAGCCCCAACCAACTTTTCATAACAACCAATACTTCTGCTGGAGCCGTTACTTTAAGCTTGCCTGAAACTATGAATATTTCTATCCCAAATTCTATAACAATTGGAACTCAACAGTTTGTTCTTGGTGGCCTTTTAGTAGAACAAACGAAAGCCGAAACGCCTATTGTTTCTAATACTACAACATTTCAAGTTCTGAATAATAATCGCGGCATTCTTGTAGAAGAAGACGGCAGCGTTCAAGTTTTTGTCGGACAGAGTGGGTCCCCGCCTGTGCAAGATTTATATGTACTTCCAATAACAATGCCTACCAACGGACAATTTTTACAGGCAGGTGATCCTGTAGATGGTAAAGTTAACTGTACGTGGGCAGATGGAACAGCAAGTGGTATTAATGCAGTTAATGGTACTGTAAATCAAATAGCTACTGCGATTGAGTCTCCAGGAGCAGTTAAACTTACACTTTCTCCTAATATTATAGTACCGGATAATAGTTCTGGACTTGCGAGTATACAAGTAGGTCAATTTGTGGCATCTGCGCAAACTACAGGCACAACCCCCGATCCTGTAGTAACTGAAACAACACTATCTGTATTTAACCCCGCAACTGGCGATGGTTTTATAGCAAGTCCAACTGGTATTAAAATTCAAGTTGGTAATGGAGCAACTCCCCCAATTTCACTTGGTGCATCAACTTATATGTTGCCAAGAGGCCTACCAAAATATGGAGATATTATGTACTGCGAAACTGCATCGGACGGCACAACTCCGGCCGCCTGCGCGTGGGGTGTTCCATTAGGAAGTACTTATGAGGCTACATCAGAACTTACCGGTTATACAATCGAAAATCCTCCACAGGAAGTAGAATTTGGAGAAACAACAACAAGTCAGTTTGAAATTAATATGTATCAATCTGGAGCAACTAAATTTATATATCTTGATTTTGACGCAATTTATACAGCCGGTGGTTGTTTAAATACAGATACATCACCAACGGCTTATATCGGGGAGCTTCATTCTTCGAATCTTGATATTTCAGAAGCCCAAGGGCTACAATCTATTATCTTACAAGATGGCCAAGATATGGTGATAGGTAGTTTATATTATTCAACTACAACACAAACCGGAGATCCAATTGTAACTACAGCTCAACCAGCCTATGGTTTAGCGTCTGTCGTACTTAAGAGAGTAGACTTAAACACACTTCTTATTAGAATAGTATTAACACCTAAAGAAACAATAACAGTGACTGGTTCAAGTCCAGTTGAGACTGTTACACAAGCATTTACAAATAAATATGGTATTGCACCGGGTACTTCATTTACTCTTAGTGCATGTCAAAATATTACAGGTCTCAATAATCAGACACCATCGGCTAAATGTCTATTTACTTACTATTAACCCAAATAAAAAAGCACAGCGCCGACAATAATTCTTTTTTTCGCCCACAAAGAAAAGCCTATTCGCGCCCTTAATCATTAACTCGCCCGCAACACAACTAATACCAGTAAGGAATGGTCGAGCTCGAGGATTTTTTCGGCAGGAGAATGGGGATTTTTTATATATATAATAATATATCCCCATT